CTTTTCGTTCATTTCTTGAAGAAAACCAGGCTCATACATAACGTCGTGGTTTGAAATAATCCAGTACGGAGCTTTTAGAAAAGATTTGATAATCAAGTTCCAAGCGCCACTGCACCCGAGATTTGCAGGCATGTGCACCACATGCACTTTCTTTACAAATTTATGAGGAGCAACAGCGAGGAGATCAAGCTCACGGGTAATCTGACCGCGACCGTTGTTATTGAATACTACAAAATTATCTACAGGATAATCAATGCTATAAAATAACCTCCAAATCCAATGAGGGCAATTAACAATTGCTGTACCCAGTACAGGAATAGAATCCAAAACACATACACAACTGTTAGTATGCTAACACTGATATCTGCTGTATGAGCACCTTTTTCTGGACACCAGGTATCGATTTAATTGTGCCTACCGTCGAGACAAGTTTCTTGATGCATAGGGATGACTCAGGTCTTTGCCAAGCTCACAGAGTCGGGGTCCCTGAAGCGTCCTTGATTGCTTTCATCAAGCAGCACTTACCAGGAGACGGGGTGCTTATCGATTGTGGTGCACATATGGGTGTGTACAGCATTCTGTTATCTGAGTGCTTCGATAAAGTTTTTGCTTTCGAGGCACAACGTCGTACTTACTTCCAGCTGTGCGGAAATATCTTTATTAATGAAAAAACAAACATTATTCCTGAAAACTCTGGCGTAACTTCAAGCGATAAGACACACCAGGAAAAAACTCTTTATGTCGTAAGCGAAGACGGAGGAGGATCAACGTTCATCAAACCTAAAAATCAAAAAATTCTTGATGAGCAAAAAGTCAAGATGACGGCTATCGACCACCATCAGTACGGTGGTCCTGTCCGCATGATTAAGCTTGATATTGAAGGCTACGAATACGACGCCTTAAAAGGAGCTGAGATGACCATTTCGCAGCATAAACCTTTAATCGTGTTTGAAAGCAACCCAGGCAACGAAGCGCAGAGAAGTATGATTTTTGACTTTTTAAAATCGAAAGGGTATCAGATGGGTCGCGTTCAAAACTACGAAAACATGTTTATAGCTGCTGTTGACTCTTGAGTGTTCTGTAAATAACCCCGTGACGCCTGGGGTTGAACTTCCGCTTCGCTTTTTTCGGTCTTTGATCTTTTGATGCTCCGCGCCTAACGCTTTCAAACTCTCGTAGATACCTGCGTTCGCCAGCAGGATCGAGTATGTACTTACCTCCTCTAGGGCCTACATACACCTGACGCCCGTTCCATTTTTCGTTAATCGGAGTATGGTCTTTGCTCACTTGTCTTTGATGTAAGAGGGGCAATCGTTAGCGTCGGAAGTCCCGCACTCAGGAATTTCTAGAGAACAATATCCAGAGGACTTTGCATAAAAACCGCAAGACAGACAGCGGTATTCATCATTTACTGGAGCTAACTCTTCAATAGTTTCATTAACCATATGCGAAGTGAAGATTTTACTCAATGCTTTAAAGTTTCTACGGAGTTGAACAAACTCCTCATAGATCTTTTGATCTAGTTCGTAACGAGTTTCTCGGTGTCCGCAAATATCACACTGGTAACGCCGACGACGAGCATCTTTTTGTTGACGAGTTTCAATAACACGAAAACTTTTTTGACCGCAGTGAGTACACTCCCTCATCTGCTGGTACGCAGCTAAGCCGCGCATTTGATCGTCACTATGCTTTGCTAGCTGAGCAGCCATTTGATCTCAATATGAAAAGGTGCCCGAGGCGAGACTTGAACTCGCACGACCCTTACAGGTCAGCGGATTTTAAGTCCGATCCGTCTACCGATTCCGGCACTCGGGCAATGGGCAAACTATAAGTGCAAAATCAGCTAAATCAGTCAACACTGTTAGCATATTGATGCTTTCCTTCAAACACCATGCCAGCAGCGTCATTTAAAGAGTTGATGGGGCAGCTAAAAGAGGACACCAACATTCAAGTGGCTGCTCCCGACAAGAAAAAGCTTGCTGATCACTATAACTTCACTGAAGGTTGGTATGACGCGTTACTTAACAGCGATAAAGTTATCAGGACAAATACACAGGGTCCTCAAATTCATCTAGATCCTGAAGAAAAGCGTCAAATTGTTGAAATTGGTGTTTACGAAGGCGCTTCTAGCTGTTTTTGGTCAGATTTTTACCTTGATAACGACGAATCAAGCCTAATTTCGATCGATCCCTTCACCGGAAGCGAAGAACACCTTAAAAATCCAGAAAATTACGCTGGGTTATCCCGATTAGAGCGCACCGCACGCGAAAATATCGCCAAATCTAAAAACTGCGGCAAAGTCGAGGTTATCAAAGGGCTCTCACAACATGTTTTTGCTGATCTGGACGCTCGTTTTGGTAATGAGCCTTGGATCGATGTTCTTTACATCGACGGAGCCCACGACTCTGTCTCTGTGGCAAGAGATGTCGTCCTCTATGTACCCATGGTCAAACCCGGCGGCATTATTTTCTTCGATGACTACGGTCATCCGGATGTAAAACGGGCTGTAGACATGGGTCTTAATGCCTTTGCCAGCTTTGAGTTTGCCATGTTCACCGGTTGGCAGCTTGTAGGTAAGGTTGCAGAAGTTGCGAACAAGCACGGTGACGCTTCATGACCTCGGACTGATGGTCCTTCTTATGGCTCCTGCGATGATGATGTCCGTTATTCTCCTCTGGACATTTGCAGCAGGGGGCTAGATAAAGCAAAGCTCCGGGTACGGTTGCGTTACGCCCCGGAGTTATTTTGCTCTGCAGTCTAATCAGCTTGCCGTACCTGATTAGGCTCTTTCTCCTTCAGCGGGGGATCCAAGGAGAAGGGGCAGGTGACTCAAGTCAAATCCCTTACCCGCACTGTCAATATAACGATATTCCGACCTTTGTCAAACGGTGCGGAGTTATATGAATTCATACCAACCTGTAAAGACGTATTTTTCTTCTGAAGGCGAAATTAAACCTCTATGTGTATGAGTGAAGTCAGAGGGCCAAATAATTAATTTTCCTTTTTCTGCTTTTTCTATATGATCAAAATATTTAAACTCTGTGCCGCCACCATCTTCAACAGTATTCAAATAAAACATCCAAACAAGACAGGTGTTATTATCTCTAAAGTTTCTTTCGCAATGAAATAGTTTATAACCACCATTTGGTGGTTTGTAGTATTGAAATTTTATTTGGGGAACAATTCGAAAAGACGAAGTCCACAGTTCGTTGTACCTTTGTGCATAATCTTGAACACTCGTCCACAAAAAATCTAAAAGTTTTTTTGTAGAAGGCTCGGATTGAAAGAAATCAAAAGTTTGATTTATGTCTGTGGATTCTTTTATCTCAAAGTCTACGAAACTTTTAGCAGCGCCTTGTACAAAGCCTTGTTGTTGAAACTCTTTTGATCTTTTAAAAAATTCAATGCTTTCATCACAAGTATCTAGATCATCTAAATAATACCGACTAATAAAATTATCCATAAAACGATTGCTGTCGGTTGGCACTGTACTCACACATGTGGTTTTGATCAAGCCCTTTCCACAGGAATAATTGTTGCAGCTTGCCGCGTCCGACGTTTTTGTTTTTCACCTAATACCCCTGACCTCCCTTTACTCACCCAAACCCCTCCCCCTTCCAGGATCACTCTTTCACCGTTGTGGTTCTTAAGTCTTCTCAGATGCGCTGCCCACAGAATCCTTTTACAGCAGCTCGCCGCACCCGACGTTTTTACTTAACAATTCCCTCTTTCCTTAAACTTTCCACAGCTTGCGTTTCGAGCGTTTTTATAATTTCGTTCAACCGCTCGTTCTCTTTTTGATACTCTTGAATCTCAAGTTTCAACGTTCTGTTCTCACCCCTGAGGTTCTTGACGTATCTTCTGATCTCTGAGATGTCCATTGAAATAATTACGTCCGGGCTAGTTACGAAGCAGTCCCATAACTGACCAAGGGCTAACCCGGACAACCACATTGGCTAAGTGAACTTAGTCGACTAACCCGACTAACTGCAATTAGTACAGATCCAATGTGGGTGAGTCCACCCCTTGGCTCAACTACTCTACCTGTTTGCAATCACGGTGAGGTAAACCGTAACAATTACTAGGCTTAGCATCCAGATCACGCCGAAGGTCACAACGTCTCTGGTGAGTTTCTTAAATTCGATCGTTCTTCAGAAGCAACTCCATATAAACACCATAGAAAAAAGTCTTGGTGTCCTGTAGGTTTATCTGCTCTTGCGGATCTCCGCCAGGCCAGTTCTCGAGTCGATACTTCAAAGACTCATAAACATCACGCGCACAGTTCACATCAAGTGTGATTATGCAATGAATTTCTGAGTCTTCATCGTCTGACTCAAACATTGTTTATTTAATAAGGGCAGGAATACCTTGAAGAATATCCTTCAAAATCGAATCTAGAAAAACTCCTGCAGCACCTTTGGTAGCATCGCCGAAGATATCGCCAAGATCAGGACGGTTTTCTTCTTGGTACTCAGACTCAGTCTGATAAGTGCTTGGTAAAGGACCATCAACAAGGAAAGAATCCATGCCCTCTGGAACACCGAAACGAGAGGTCCGGACAGGACGATCAGCTCGGGCGATACCCACGGGGCCTTCAGACCCATACATATAAAATTGACGCGGGTCACTCGTATCTCCTGTTCCTAAATAATCAAAGTAAGAACCGGCAAACATACCGGGATCAGTACGTGTAGGGTCACCAAACTGATTCTCAGGTCGGGGATCCTCGCTGACCGATGATTGAGATTGTTCCTTCGGTAAATATGTACGAAGCTTGTCAAGCGCATCAGCTGTTGCGCCGCCCATCTTGCTACGTCCAATAAGACTAGAAGCGTAATCTAAAACTTCTTCAGCAGCTGCAGCTTTGGAAAGACCGCGTTTACGACCCTCGTCAAAAACATAACGAACATCTAAACCGCTAAACCGATCAACTGCAGGATCTCTGTCAGAGCCTTTACCACGGGCTTTGCGGTCGTAGTTACGCAGGTACTCTTCAAATTCTTTTCGTGTACCAGCCATGCGAGGCTCGGACATAACTACTTCCGCAACACCACTATTTACATTTTAGTTTAAAGCAAATGAGGAAACTTAGTATCAAACTTCCATATCAAATGCTGTGGGCAAACTGTGCCCATATTTTTTCTTACGCAATAAAGCTGCCACGGCTTGCGCTTCTGGGTCGTTTTTCAAAGTTTCAGACTCAGTCAGGTAATCAAGAGCAGCTTCCTCCTCAGTCTTTAACTTCGTAGCGTTCATAGTCTTTTCTAGAAAGTTTCTTAGAAAAGAAAGCGGAT